TCTAATGCTAAGAATATCTTTGCTAAAGCTACTATTAAAGAAACTATACCTAAAGAGTTTGCAATTTATGATTTAAACTCTCTTCTGGCTATGTGGACGTTGACTGATAGTCAAGAGATTGAATTCGGTGATAAGTGTATTGGTATTACGAGCCCGGCTGGTAAGTTTGAATACTATTATTCGAATCCTGAGATTGTAACTGCCGCGCCTACTACAGAAATTGAGCATATGGATGTTTATAAGTTCAAAGTAACTGCCGAAGACATTCAGATGATTATGAAAGCGGCCGCTATCACCGGTGCTCCTACTGTATCTGTAACTTGTAAGAATCAATCTGTAATGTTATCTGTAAGTGATCGTAAAAACGATACTGCATCTAACTTTAAAAAGAGTCTTGGTACTTCCTTTGATGACTTCGATGTTTTTATTGCTGTTGAGAATTTAAAAGTTATTCCTGATGCATATGATATTACTGTTGCTAAGACTCCTAACGGTAAAGCTAAATTTCTTCACTTTAAACATGAGTCAAGACAACTCCAATACTGGATTGCTGCCGAGCCTGGTTCAGTAGTTTAAGGGGTAGAGTATGACGGAGCATTTTATCTGGGTTGAGAAGTATCGCCCTAGGAAGATAGACGATTGTATTCTACCTGAGTCTCAAAAAGAATACTTTAAGCAAATGGTTGCTAAAGGTGAGATTCAGAATATGCTTTTATGTGGTACTGCTGGTACTGGTAAGACTACTGTTGCTAGAGCCTTGTGTGAGGAACTGCAAACCGATTACATGATCATTAACGGATCAGAAGAGTCAGGTATTGATGTCTTACGTACAAAGATTAAGCAATTTGCATCGACGGTCTCGTTTACAGGTAATACAAAAGTAGTTATCCTTGATGAGGCAGATTACCTTAACCCTAACTCTACCCAGCCTGCACTTCGTGGCTTTATCGAAGAGTTTGCAGGTAACTGTCGATTCATCTTAACGTGTAATTTTAAGAATCGTATTATCCCACCTTTACATTCTAGGTGCGCTGTAATTGAGTTTAAGATTCCTAATGCTGATAAGCCAACTATTGCTACAAATTTCTATAGACGAGTATGTAGCATTTTGGATCAGGAACTTATACCTTTTGATCCGAAGGTAATTGCTAAAGTAGTACAAAAGCATTTCCCGGACTTCCGTAGAACGTTAAACGAACTTCAGCGCTATTCTCAATCGGGTTCTATTGATGAAGGTATTCTTGTTAGTGTAAGTGAAGCTAATATGAAAGACCTGGTCGATGCTATTAAAGATAAAGACTGGAAAAAGATGCGTACCTGGGTAGTTAATAACTTAGATAACGATCCTGCTTCCATATTTCGAAAGATATATGATACTTTCGTACCCCTTACTAACCAGGTACCTCAATTGGTGCTGACGATAGCTGACTATCAGTATAAGTCTGCATTTGTTGCTGATCAAGAAATTAACCTTGTTGCATGCTTGACTGAAATTATGGCATCTGTAGAATTAAAGTAATATAAACAAAAAGATAAGCTATATGGATATATTTTTTAGATGTGGGTTACCTAGATCAGGCTCAACACTACTAACCAGTATACTAGAACAGAATGATTATTTCTTCTGTGATACTTCTAATGCACTCGTTATCGCGCTTTCATCTGCACGGCGTAGTTTTGCGTTAAATACAATAAGCAGTCAGTATGAAATGAAAGAATTAGCTCCTAGGCGTGACGCCTTAGCGGGTCTTCTGTATGGTTACTTTAAGGGATGCAATAAATCTGCGGTAATTAGTAATGACCACAACTGGACGCGGGTAAGTATTCCTCTACTAGAAAGCTTAATTCAAAAAAAAATAAAAATGATAGTATCGGTTCGATCAACGCATGAAATTATTGCGTCGTTTGAAAAAATGCGAATAGAGAACCCTTTAGAGTGTAACTTTGATGAAATTGATAACGGTTGTAGCACGATCGGTTCACGCGCTGAATTCTTTAATCGGTTTCAGGGGGTATTAGGATCAAACTATAATCATCTTTATGATAATGTAGTTCAAGGTTATAGTGATAGATTACTCTTTATAGATTATAATAAGTTATGTGATGACCCTGATAAGCAGATGAGGCGAATTTATAATTTTTTAGATTTGCCATATTTTAATCATGATTTTAAAAATGTTCCACAATCTAAATTAATTTTTCATAATAAACATGCAGGCGGTCACTTTATCAACCAGCATGATCTGAGACCTATAATTGAATCAAATAGGTATGCGTATGAAAAATATATAGGTAAACATACCATTCAGCATCAGCAGCAATATTTTCCGTCTTTTTGGGAGCAGTATACATGACACAGCGTATTTTAGTAATGGGGCTACCTGGCTCAGGTAAGACATATCTTGCACAACACATTTTAGAACATCTAGAGCATGAGCGTAAAACGGTAATGTGGCTTAATGCCGATGATGTACGCAAGAAGTATAATGATTGGGACTTCAGTCATGAAGGTCGTATTCGTCAAAGCTTACGAATGAGAGAGTTGGCTGATAGTTATGATTGTGATTTTGTAATTTGTGATTTTGTTGCTCCTCTTGTTGAGATGCGTAATAACTTTAAAGCTGATTGGACTATCTGGGTTGATACAATCGATAAAGGTCGTTTTGAGGATACAAACAAAGTATTCATACCACCAGATGTTTATGACTTTAGGATTAATGAACAAAGTGGTGAGAGGTGGGGAGAGTTTATTGCTGCTCACATTTTAGATAATCGTCGTCGCCCGATATTTGATTGGAAAAAAGAAACGGTTCAAATGCTTGGTCGTTGGCAACCTTGGCATGCCGGACACCGCGCTTTGTTTGAAAGATCTATTGCAAAGACCGGTCAGGTGATTATTCAGATTAGAGATTGTCAAGGATGGCAAGGGTCTAATCCATTCGCTATTGATCAAGTTAAAAATTATATTAAACGAGATCTTGATATGCTATATCAAGGTCAATACGAGATTCAAGTAGTTCCTAACATTGTAAATATCACATATGGCAGAGATGTTGGATATAAAATTGAACAAGAAGTATTCGATGAGGCTACTCATTCTATTTCTGCTACAAAAATTCGTAAGGAGCTAGGCATTGAACGACCTACTAAGACCGACATTTGAATGGATAAAAGATGATTTTAATTCTCACCCTGTACGCTTTTTTATCGAGTTGCTTGCTTGGGGCATTAGTATTGGTTGTAGCATCACTATGGCCGCTACAGTCCCTACTCCACCGCTTCTTGTTTTGTATCCTATTTGGATCGCTGGCTGCGCTTTGTATGCTTGGGCTGCTTACACTAGGAAATCATTTGGAATGCTCGCCAACTATATACTACTCACCACAATCGACACAGTCGGTTTAATTAGGATGGTATTCTGATGTTCGGGGAACCTAAAGTAGAGATAGTTGTTGAGCCTTACAAGGTGCCTGCTATTTCACCTTTCGATTTTATAAATGCAATCACCTATAATAAGAACGATCTTATGATAGATGACTGGGCTGAAAAGCAGTATGTCCCATACATCGTTAATAAAGGACTCTCGTACGGCGCCGATACCGTAATCCAGGCAAATGAGATGAATTCTAGGCCTCATTTAGATAAAAAACTCCAATTCCAATTTCTAATAAATAACATTAGGCCTAAGAAACGCTTTAACAAGTGGATCAAAGCTGATAAGATTGAGTCGATAGAAGTAATTAAACAATACTATGGTTATAGCACAGATAAAGCCCGCCAGGTACTTCCCCTTCTAGATCAATCCCAAATTGACCTGATAAAACAAAAATTAGAAAAAGGTGGAATTAATAATGTCAAACGAGTACTTCAAGATTGACTTGCCTGGATATGCACCTCTAGAAGTCCTTCTTGTTCAACCAGATGATTTTTTAAAAGTAAGAGAAACGTTAACTAGAATTGGTGTCGCATCACGTAAAGATAAGATTCTTTATCAATCTTGCCACATCCTGCATAAACAAGGAAAATACTACATCGTTCACTTTAAAGAGCTCTTTGCCTTAGATGGGAAGCAAGCCGATTTATCAGATAACGATTTAGAACGTAGAAATACAATTGCCAAACTTCTATCCGATTGGGGTCTGGTAAAGATTTTAGACAATACAAAGTTTACTGAGCTTGCTCCTTTATCGCAGATTAAAGTAATTGCACATAAGGATAAGCACGAATGGGATCTACAAACCAAGTATAATATTGGTAAAAAAAGAATAGATTCTGACGAGTAAAAGCATATATAATATATCCCCGGGATGGGAACGTAATAGGCTCTTCTACCTTAGGAGCGTCTAAAGCCGGTACAACGATAAGGTACCCCAGTAGTCGGTAAGCTGGATTAACGATACGCCTTAGGGGTATCAAATTTTAAACTCGCTTAATAGGAGAAACTATATGTTTTATTCAAACATGGCTATTGATTCCATTCAAAACGCCAAAATTAACTTCCTCAAACAAACAGTTAAGGAAGAATCCCTTCAAAAACCTTTAGTTGATTTCGTTGAGGCACAACGTG